TGAAGGTAAGTGCTACTGGTCTGGTTGGTATCGGAACCACTGTGCCGACAGAAGCTCTTGATGTCAGAGGTAATTTAATTGTATCTGGAGTTTCAAGTGCTGTAACCGCACAAGCGGGTGTGATGACAGTCACAACATTAAACCCCACAGAGATTATTGGTGCTGGAGTAAGTATAGTAAGTGGAATAGTTACAGCGAGTTCAGGTATAATAACATTTTATGGTGATGCTAGGTTCTTACAAGGTATGCCTACGTCACAATGGGAGGATACGAATACAGGTTTAGGTGTAAGTAGTATATACAATACAGGTGGCACAGTTGGTATCGCAACTACAAATCCAGTGTTTGCCTTCCAAGTTGGTAATGATCCAAATTCTGGTCAAAGTGGTGTTGGTATTGGTTCATTTGGAGATATAAAAGTATCTGGAGTTATAACTGCAACATCATTCTCTGGTAATCTAGATGGTGATATAACTGGTAATATTAGTGGTGGCACAGTAATTTCAGGAGTTTCTACATTTAGTGATCTTGTAGATATGAATTCTGATTTAGATGTTGATGGACATACAAATTTAGATAATGTTAGTGTCGCTGGAGTAACAACCTTTGCGGGAATAATTGAAGGAGTAGCAGGACAAAATAAAATTCCAGCCCTCTATGCAGATTTAGCATCTTTACCCAACGCTGGTGATTATCATGGAATGTTTGCTCATGTTCATGCAACTGGTAAAGGATATTATGCACACGCTGGAAATTGGATTGAGTTGGTTAATAAAGATACTAGTGGTAATGTTCCAATAACTGGTAATATCAACGTAACAGGAGGCATCACTGCAACAGGAACTGTACAGGCACAACAACTTGGTGCTAGTGGTAGTTTATCTTGTGATACTCTTAATGCTAGACAAGCAACATTTGGTGGTGGAGGTGGATTTTTATCTGCACAAAATGGAATAGCTGCAAAAAATCTTAGATTAGCTTATGGTGTAGCAGGTATCACTGACAGTCAGATAATGTCAGTTAGCACACCCCTTGTTCTTGGACCATCACCTGGTGGACAGGATCTTAATCTTAAAGGACCAACTTTAATAGATGGATCGAATCCTAAGTTAAATGTTTTAGGAAATATTACAATCAATAACACATCAGGCAAGGTCGGTGTCGGGACTATATCACCAGTAGGTGATATTCATGTAAGAAGATACACTGGTGATGCAGAAATTCAAGTAACCGCAGAGACAGGTGCATCTAGAGTTAGTCTTGGAGTAGAATCAGGAACAGGTCAAACAAATCATACTGAACTTAGATATAATCTCACAGGTCAAAATCAATTTGATGGAACTGAGTCTTTCTCAATAGTTAATTTTGGTAAAGGTAATTTTAATTATATGTTGAGTGCTGCCAATCATAATGCAGCGACTGGTAATTTCTTCTGGCATAAAGGTAATGGTCTTGCGACAACATTGATGACACTTACCAATACAGGCCGCTTGGGTATTGGACTTACAACACCAACAACTGCTCTTCACGTTCTAGGTGCTGCAACAGTTAGTGGCACTTTAACGATTGGAAATAATCTTCAGGTTGAGGGAACGATTAATTCAGATGTATCTGGTAATGTAACTGGTAATTTGACAGGAAATGTAAACGGTAATGCAAACGCAGCAGCTGGTATTTCAACATTTAATAATCTTTCAGTTTCAGGTATATCTACATTTAACACAATAAAGGCAACTTCAATTGGCATAGCAAACGATCCATCATTACCTCTTACGATAAACACTAATGCAGACAATAGATTTTTTGTTAATGCAAATGGTAATGTTGGAATAAAAACAACTGATACTCAAGCAATGAACTTCATGGTTGCAGGTTCAAGTGTTCATCAAATTCTTGGTGTAGGCACAACTGAACCTTTATCATCAGTTGATTTTTCACTTGCAGGTCAGCAAATATCAGGACCTTTTGCAAATAAAATGTTTATGTTGCCACCTAAAATTACTACAGCTCAAAGAGGTAACTTGGCGGGAGTTACAAATGGTGCTATTATTTTTGTTACGGATGCAGGTGGAGGAAACGGAAAACTTCAGGTTCGTTCTGGAGGAGCTTGGGTTGACTTACACTAATGACTATTAAAGCATCTGGAAATCCATTAGCATTTACTGAGATCGAAGCAGAGTTCGGAGGAGGTGGTGGTGAACGTCGTTTGGGAAAATATCGAAGAGATGATGCTTTGTTTACATATGATGGCACAAATAAAAATTTAGGTCAAAGTTCATTAGGAACTCCACCACTTGATACAGGTATTCCAACATCTGGTGAAATTAAATTCAGTCAGTTTTATGGTAAAAAATTAAATTTAGTTATTGACTACTATGAAGATACAGCAAATTTAAATAAGCAAGCAGCAGGTAATAATACGATGGCTGCAACATGGAGATATCAAAATCAACAAGAAAGAGTCAAAGTTATAGGTGGATTTAGATCAAGACCATTAGGGTCAGTTTCTACTAATTATGCTCTAACCGCAGGTGATTGGCAGGGTGGTAAAAAGGTAATTATCAACGTTAATCAAACTATTGGTGGAAAAAAGGGATCAATGAATAATGTAGCATTGAGAACAGGCAATTGGCCAACTGGAACTGAATTGAAAGTTGATATAGGACCTTCAGGATACCTCACAGGTGCTGGTGGTGATGGTGGTAACGCATCAGGCACAGGTGGTAACGCTGATCCTGGTAATAATGGAACGAGTGCATTGGGTATTGAATACGCTGCAGCTATTAATAATGGTGGGGTTATTAGATGTGGATATGGTGGCGGTGGCGGTGGTAGTGGTGCTGCAAATGACCCATCAGATAAAAGTGATACTGATTATGGTCGCACAGGCGGTGGCGGTGGAGGAGGAGCTGGTCTCCCCGCTGGAAATGGTGGTCTAAATGCCACTGGTAGTTTCAATGGACCTGACCCTAAAGATGGAAAACCTGGTGATCCTGGTACATTAACTGCTGGTGGTTCGGGTGGTGTTTCATATCCATATGAAGGAGCGAATGCTGGTGCAGGTGGTGACGGTGGTGACTTTAATGATGCAGCAGAATCAGGTGTTAAAGGAACTCAAGGTAGACCAGGTGTTGGATATGGTGCACCTGGTAATGCTGGTGTTGCAGGTCCTGATGGCAAAGCTATATACTACAGTAACTCATCTGTACAGAGTGGCAGCACCTTCAGTGGCAATTCTGTTGGGGGTAGAAACGGAGGTACAACTGGAGGTTTCTTTACTTAATTATAATGTTAACTGATTTTATTACAATTTATGAAAATGCGTTATCAAATGAATATTGTGAAAAATGGATTGATTACATAAACACATTACGAGAACAAGGATTAGTTTTAAACGAGACTACAAAAACTCATGAGCGAGATCATGAAGTAATAAATTTTGCTAATGATGATTCTTTTGATTTAAGATCATCTGATAAATTATCGAGAGCATTTCTTCCAAGTATTAAACCTTGTGTGGATCAATACTTACAGGATTATAGTGTATTAGGTGATGGTAAATTTTTAATGTATGATGTTAAGGCAAAAAGAATACCGATTGGTGGTGGATTCCATAAATGGCACTACGAAAATGCTGCCTATCAAACTGCTAATCGGAGTTTTGTAATTCAAGCATACTTAAACACTGTTGAAAATGGTGGAGAGACAGAATTTTTATATCAAAATAAAAGAATTAATGCAGTTCAAGGTACAGTTTTGATTTGGCCTGCTGCATATACTCACGTTCATCGTGGTAATCCCCCCATTGGTCAAGACAAATATATACTTACAACTTGGGGACTGTTACAAGAATGAAAATGATTTTTAAAATTGAAGAATATTTACCAGAAACTGAACAAGTGGTGATAAGATATTGTCGTAAAAATTCACCAAAACCAATTACTGAATATCCTGCAAAAGCTGTATCAACTAAAAAATATGATACATCCTTTGATAGTCAAAATTTAGTTGAGTCTATAGCACAGTATGGATATAAAAAAGTTTTTAATCAGGAAGATAAAGAGGATACATT